GCGCAAAAAACATCCGCGACATGTCGACCGCAGCCCGCGAGTCTCTGGCCGCCGTAGGCATAAACGCCGACGAGATGACGGCTAAACTCAACAGCGGCCAAATGACCACCATGGAAGCCATTCAGCAGATAAGCGCCAGATTAAAGACACTGCCACCTCAAAGCGCGCAAGTCGGTGCGGTCTTACAGGATGTGTTCGGCAAAAAAGGAGCTGCCGCGGGCTATCAGCTTGTGACAGCACTCGCTGACGTAGAGAGTAATCTTGATACGATGAAGAAGCAGACCGGAGAGGTCGGCGAAGCTACCGAGCGCCTTCAGGAAGCGCACCGCCGCCTGGAAGATGCAATGTCGATGGTGTTCATGTCGTCGGAGGGCGGCTTTGAGACGATGGCGACCACTATAAAAGCGGAGGTTCTGGAAGCACTTGCAGACTTGATCAAGGCCTTTGCCGAGGTTTATAACTCCAATATCTTGCTTCGCGGTGCCGTTGCGTCAATAGGCATGGTGTTCAAAAATATATGGGTAGTTATAAAAAGCGTCCTCAAATTGATGCTTACTGCGCTGACCAGTCTCGCAAAAGTCGTTGAGGGAATCTTCACTCTCGATTGGGATAAAATAAAAGAGGGGTGGAGCACCGGAGTGAAATCGCTTGTCGAGACCCTCGGTAAGGGAGTGGAACAGGCCGCGCAAAACCTGAGAACCGCGGTAGAGAGTACTCAGAAAAAAATGATAATTCCGGTAGCCGCAGCGCCAAAAGATCCAGGGCCCTCCCCGGTCGTAGTCGGCGATGATGAAACCGGCAACGGTAATGGTGGCACCGGCAATGGTGGCACCGGCAACAAATCAGGGGCACAAAAGCGCCAGGCCGAAGCCGGATCCATCGCCGACCTTCAGGCTAAAATCAAAGCTCTCGACGATGAATTGCAGAACTCCGCCCGACTCTCTACGGCCCGTGTCGCTCAGATAAAAGCTGAGCGCATGGAGCTGGAGCGACAGATTCAGACGCTTAAAAATCTGCAGCGGGAAATGCCCGACAACCTCGGGGGCCCTATTGAAGCCTCAAAGCCCCAAGCCATGACAACGTCCTCTACGCCGGCATTAGATCAATTGCAAACCAAAACCGGCGCCGGACTCGTGGGCAACGCCATCATGGACGGTATGCAGGGGCAGCTCGACGAGCAATACCAGGCCTTCCGGGCGCACCGGGAGAAGATAAAAGGAATCATCGACGGGATGCGCGGCGATACCGATGCCGGGGTTCTCGCATTTGTCAACCTCGGAGATGTCATGCGCGATTCGATGGCGTCGGCTTCCGACAAGGCCGCTACTGCATTAGGAACCGTCGGGGCCTCACTGCAACAGCTCGGAGCCGACGGCCCTATTGCGAAAGTCGGCGCGGTCATGGCGGCCGTCGGGCAGGCGGTTCTCGGCTTCGCGACTGCATCGGCTCAGGCCGGTGCCCAAACAGGCCCGTGGGGCTGGCTCGCGTTTGTCGGCGCTGGCCTCGGTACGCTGGCCGCGATGGTATCGACAATAAAGGGCTTCAACGTCGGCGGCATTGTCGACGGCAACAGCTTCCACGGCGACAGGATGCTTGCCCGCGTCAACGCCGGCGAGATGATTCTGACAAAACCGCAGCAGGGCCGCCTGTTCGACATCCTCGACGGTGGAGGTGGTCCGATGGGAGGAGGCGGCACGGTGCGCTTTGAAATTGCCGGAGATAAGCTTTATGGAGTGCTTGACAACTATAACCGCAAAATGCGTAAGGTAAGATGAGATATATAGGCGAGTTTACGGCCATAGACGGCCACGAGTACACAATAACCATCACCACGCCGCGCCAGTCGCCGGTGGAGACGCCGACGCGGATCACTCTGGGAGGGTCGCCCTTTACCACCTCCATGAGTGGCGAGGATGATACGATTTACAAACCGGCAAAATACTCCGCCGGATCCGTCGGCGTGATCACCGGCGATTACATGTTTGACGTCTACAGCTCCACGGCGCAGGGCACAAAGGTTGTGCTCTCCGACGCCGACGGCGTAGTGTGGACCGGATATGCCACGCCCAACCTCTACGATATGGGGTTTGTGCATGACCGCGAGGAGATATCGATCGAGTGCATCGACGCGCTCTCCACTCTGCAATATGTAAAGTATCTGCCGGAGACAAAGCAGGTGCGGTCCCTGGCTGACGTGCTCAAATACGTGGTGCAGCAGTGCAACGCCTACAAGGCGATATTTGTAAGCGCCAACACCACGCTGCCCGGCAAGACCACCCCCATACTCTCCGACCTCTACATCTCAGATGAAAACTTTTTTAATAGCCGCGAGGCCGATGAGGGCGACGAGGATGTGGCATGGACATGCCAGGACGTGCTCGAGGAGATCTGCCGCTTTTTGGGCGTCACGGCCACGGCGGTAGGTGATACGGTGTGGCTGGTGGATTACGACGCCCTCAAGGCGGGCAATCCTACGTACAACGTGATAAGCCTCGACGGCCTGACGCACTCCGTGCCGGTGATCGCGGCGCGCCACATCACAGGCACGGACTATGCCGGTGCCGACGCCCGCATATCTCTGGATAACGTCTACAACAAAGTGACCGTCACGGCCGACCTCTATACGTTTGACGACCTGCTGCCCGATATCTTTGACGACACGCAGCTAACCAACATCACCAGTGCGGCCACGCCTACGGTCAATGTCGGCAACCGCGGATTTAAAAACGTGGCATACGTGCAGCAGGGTAAGACCGGCAACCTCGAGACCCTGATAGACACCGGCGCCGTAGGCCGCAAAAAGGACACGAGCTTTTTTGTCGCCAACCAATACGTAAAATCCCCATACGTCACCACTGTGCCCGCCAAAACCTCGGTAGGCTGGGATGACGTGCAGCAGATGTATGGCTGTGTGCTCAAAAAGGAGTTTGTCAAGGAGCTGTCAAAGGAGTTCGGCGAGGCAGTGAGCACCATGACCGCCGAGGAGTATGTAAAATGGGCCTCCTCGGAGGTGTCGCATCTGAGCTTTACCAAGTCGATACAGTTTTGCATCCGTGGCAACAGCGCCCCGACGCTCTATGCCGCCGGTCCTAATGAGAGCAAGACGGCCTATGACCGCAATTACAGCAGCTACCCTCTGCTGACTATCAACGTGGACAAGCCGGGGCGCCTTTACGGCGGTGATAACGCCTATATACTCATAACCGGCAATGTGGTGCTCAGCCACAACGACAACGATGCTTACGCCAAAACCCATTTTGAGTTCTCGGGCGACTACCGCTCCACGATCTGGGGCAAATGGGAGTATATCTATTGCCGCCTCAAATGGGGCGGTCGGTGGTGGAACGGGTCTGCCTGGCAGAGCTCGGCCTGCGATTTTAAGCTGTATTTTGACACTCCCGACAACAAAAAGATGAAGGGTAAGCTTTATCAGTCGCTCGCCCTGCGCAACACCGTCAAATGGTGGTCCGGCATCGACAAGGACGGCTATGCCATACCGGTTCCCGAGGGCGTGGTGCTCAACGACGAGATGGTGTTTACCATGTATTCGCCGGCACAACAATATGACGACGCCTATACCAACTCCGGGCAGGGCGACGGCCGCTCATACTGGATCTGGATAAAGGATTTTGGCATGGAGGCCGTGATAGCCAATCCGGATTACACCGGAGCGGCCGACACGGATACTGTCTACACCAACGTGATCAACAGCTCATACGTCAATGAGCTCGATGAGATTAAATTTAAGATATGCACGTGGGACGGTAAAAAGCCTAATTACAGCTCCGTGGTGCGCCGCAGCGGCGACGGGTATTATTACGCCGATACTACCTACAACGCCGCCTGTGCGGCCGGAGAGGCCCAGTGGCGGGGCGTTTCGGGCTCCACGTCTCTCCGCCAGGAGGAGCACTTGATTTACCGGCTCGTCAACCAGTACGCCACGCCCTCGGTGATATTGACGCTCCCGCTGCATGGCGGTCTGCATCCGGCCGGTACGTTTACCGACAAAACCATCACCAACCGCATCTTTATTATTGACTCCTATAGCATGGACTACAAAGCCAACAAGCAGACGGTCCGCCTCGTCGAAAAAAAATGAACCAGATTGTAAAATACAATAAACCCCGCGCCGGTTCCGGAGCCGTTTCGGCCTCCGGTGCCGCCGTGGCTTTGTCGTCCCTGGCCGGCGTCCTGACCGAGGCGCAGCTGTCGGTCATACTGGAGGGGTATCTGCTCAAAGAGGTCTTTGATGATCTGTTTGTCAAAGAGGCTGATGGTAAGGGCGGGTACCGCATCCGGGCCAAATACGCTTTTTACACAAATGAGTGGATGAGCTGCCTTGGGGCTAATCCGGATGCGGGGGCTGTGGCCCTTGGGGCTACTACCTTGGGCGGTCTCAACAATGTTGTGGCCGCGGCGGATGAGGTGAGTGCTGCCGCTAAGGTGCTTGTGCGTGAGGCTGGTTCGGCGTCGTGGACACTCAAGAGCTTATCGGACATTGTGGGCTTGGACACGTCGGCGCTCAATACTTATCTCAGCAACAACGGCTATGTTACACAGCAGTGGGTACGGCTGCAGGGGTATCTTACCGAGCACCAGAGCCTCGCGAATTACGCTACAAAGACGTGGGTTGAGGGTAAGGGGTACCTTACGGCTATAACCAAGGCGCAGGTTGAGGCGGTGCTAACCGGTGATATAACCACGCATACGCACTCGCAGTATCTCACCTCTGTGCTGGCCGCTCAGACGTATCAGCCCAAGGGGGATTATGCGCTGACGTCGGCGCTTAACTCGGCTGTGTCGTCGCTCAATACGGCGATAGGCCAAAAGCTCGATGCATCGGTGTTTGATGATTTGTTTGTTAAAGAATCAGATGGCAACGGGGGCTATCGCATACGTGCCAAATACGCGATTTACAGCAATCAGTATATATCGTGTCTCGGCAACAATCCCGGCGCCGGAACCACCACGGGCGGAGGTGTCGACCTCGATGCGGTGCGCGACTACCTCACCCAGCAGGGCTACGCCACTCAGCAGTGGGTCAATCAGCAGGGGTATCTTAAGGCGGCTGACCTCTCGGCGTATGCTCTGGCTGATAACGCTTACCTCAAAAACCAGCAAAACCGCAAGAGCAACGCACATACGGTTGCAAGTCTTACGGCTGTCGCCAACAGTAGTGACAGCTGGGTTAACAACTATAGTCTCAGCCTTGTAAACAATAACAATGCCCTAAACTTTTATGTAGGCGGCGTGGAAAACGAGCGGCAGGCTCTCATACAGAGCGGCCATAGCTCAAACGGTTATGCTCAGGTGCTTGGCGTGCTCCATCTCAACAAGCTTGGCGGGGCCGTCTATATCAACAACTCTCTCGCTCTCAATGCTGCAAATGTGGGCAGCTATGCGGTAACACTTGATACCGAGCAGACCATAAGCGGCAAAAAGACCTTTACAGCTGCCGAAACCACTGTTAACCGTAGGCTATATGTAAACGGGGCTTTCGATACCTTTGCTAACTGGCCGCATTTTATGTGGCACGTGGCGGGCACGCGGCGGACAAAGGCCGTGATGGACACCAACGGGCATATACATTTTGTGGATGGTAGCGCGAGTGGGTTTAGCTCGTACAAATCTATCAAGGCCCTTGCTTTCGTGGTTAGCGGCGGCACCTCTTCGCAGATATTGATGGCCGATGGCTCGGTGGGCGATGAGCTTGCATATCTGCGTTACCGTGGTGTCACCACCACCGACGCGGATAACACGCTATGGTCTCAGATAGGTCTCAAATCATACCATAACGCACTGCCAGACGGTCTCAGTGGTGTATATAACTATGGCGAGGCAATATCCTTTGCAGGTAACTCGACACGGTTTGATATGTACGTCAACCACCACTCCTCCGACGGCACGCAGAATGGCAAGGGCATCTATTACCGCTCGGGCTGGGGCACTGACAAGCGTCCGTGGCAGTTGCTGCTCGACACCAACAACTACGCCTCGGTGCTCGACAGCCGCTATTTCCGCGCGGCCGGAATCATCCCAACCGCCTACGTGGACTTGACTACATACACCCCAGGAGCGACCGGCTATGCAAACTATCAGTCCGGCGCCTACCAGGTGCAGCGTAGCGGTCATAGCGAGCTGCTTGTAAACCTCGCCATCAACGGCGGGTCTACGTCGGCGTTGCAGTTTTATACCTCATACGGTAACGACGCGGCGCTGAAGTATCGCAAAACCGTTGATGCAAACCGTGTAAGCGGCCCGTGGCGAACGATAGTTACTGACCTAAATATCGGCAGCTACGCCCTTACGCCGTCTAATTATACGTCTACGCTGGACGGACGGTATGTAAATGCCTCGGGCGACACGATGACGGGGGCGCTCAACATCGCAAATACCGCGAGCCATGCCCTTATAAACGCTCAGTATAACTCCGCTGGAGCTTACTCAAACGTGATATGGGCCAACAAGTCGGAGGCCCGCGTAATTTTCGGCTCGCCGAATTGGGCTACAGTGGAGCTGGAGACAGCACCCACGGCCACGGCTGCATACCGTCGCACAAACGGCGCCCAATACAAGCTTTGGGACAGCGGCAACGACGGCGCAGGCAGCGGGCTGGACGCGGATTTGCTCGACGGGCTGCATCTCGCCGATATACGCCGTGGTGGTTATGCCATGCAGGAGACGTGGATAGACGCAAGTTCGCTCGATGTCAACACCTATTATCCCGTGGTGATGGGTCTACCCGCCAACGCTAACGTGAGGTTAGAGGTGATTGTCGCTCTTGACAGCGGCACAAAACCGTCATGGTCCACACACGCAAAAGGCTACTCGTGCCGTCTGATATGGGAGTCCAACGGCAACGGTTGGGGTACCACACCAACCAACCGCACCATATATGCCTCCGACTACGCATATACATCCTCGATGCCCGTATGCGGTATCGGACAGATGAGCAACAGCAGCAACGAAGTGGTGTACGTGCGCGGGGGCGGCAGATACCGAATCCGCACGTCGCATGGCGTTATCCCTTATCTGCATACGTCCTCATGGACCGCAAGCGGCCAATCAGTATCCCCTACTACAACCAAGCCCGCAGACTCACTACGTACCAATGCCCTTATTACCGATAACGTCGCCTCCGCCACCAAGTTGCAGACAGCGCGCAAAATCTACGGCGTGGACTTTAACGGCACAGCCGACGTAAACGGTGCGTTTTTGTGGAATAATGGCGATGCGACACTGAGGATTTACGACATAGGTTCTTATGTAAATTCCGCCTATGGCAACGAAACCATTGGCATACAGAGCTGCTTTGACGGCCAAGACCCGCAGACAAGCAGTTATGTGACCTCTTACTACGACCGCTGCCTCATCGCTTTGCAGCCCCGTGGCGGTCGTGTGGCGATAGGTAAGACTTCGGCCGGCTTCCCCCTCGACGTCAAGGGCGACATAATGGCCGACGGCTGGGTGCGCACTACTGGAGCGCATGGCTGGTATAACCAGACATACGGCGGAGGGTGGCACATGGACAATGCCTCGTGGATAAAGGCTTACAATAAGCCCGTCTATATCGCATACACCACCCCGGACGGGCCAGCTCATTTCGGCGTTGGTCTGCGCTGCTACCATGCAAGCTACACCTCGGTAGAGGTACAGGGCGGCAGCTACACAATGGGCCTCGGATGCCACAGCGACGGAAGATGGTACTGGTGGCGCGGCTCGGCATCCGGCAAAGGCTATGTGATGCAATATGACGGCACTACGTGGGCCTTTAACGGCGTCATCAAGACGTCAACGGGTATGTATTCCGAGGGCTACATGAGCTGTTTGGGCAAAAATACAGGCTCGGACGCAAGGCTTAAAACCATCCTCGGGGATGTGACGCTGCCGATCGAAGTAATACTTGGCGCTCCCGCCAAAAAGTTTCGATGGAATGCCAGTGCGGGGCCGACAATGGCCGGTAAGATAGCCGTAGGTACTATCGCGCAGTATTGGCTTGACCGCCTGCCCGAGGTGGTGGGCACAATGCCTACCGGATATTACGGAGTAAACTACGGTACGCTGGACTGGATAGCGATACACTCCGTGGCCAAATACGCAAAAACCGAAATCGAATTGCTAAAAGAAGAGAATCAGAGACTTAAAGAGCGGGTTGCCGCTTTGGAAAGGAGGTTAGCAGCATGAGCGTAAGCAGCGACGGCAAAAAAATATCCGGCCCTATATTCTGGGGCGACCCATACACTGTGCTCAGGGTGTCACCGTCTACCTCTGCGGGGTATGACGCAGGTACTATTATCTGCCACGAAAATATCACCAAGTGGAGCAAGCACAAGCCCATACGCTACGACCAATTTGAGCCGCTCACAGAGCTACAGTTTGCAGGTACAATCAACGACCGCGCCAACGGCATCTTTTACGGGCTCAAACTCGCCAACGTCGGAGGCCGCATCGAGACAATGCACGAGGCCACATTTGAATATATGCGTGTGCGCCCGGGGACAGACATAGTGCGCAAGACCGATTGGAACGGGTACGACCACGCCGCCAAGCCCAATCCTATAGGCACGCTCCCCGAGATCATTCATGTAGATGTAGCTCCGGCGCACGGTGTCATCGACATCAACTATGATGCCTACAATACAACTGGCGTCAACATCGCCGATGTGATTGCCTCCATGTCCACCTCCGGCGCCGATCTAAAGGACTTTTATCCGTGTGTGCTCGTAACCGTCGGCAATAAAAAGTATTGCCGGGCTCTGTGGAATATGGCCTACGACCTGCTCTATCTTAACAACTCCGACCGCAAATACCTCGGCTATACGACATTTTACCACAACAACACCTGGGCGCGACAGTGGGCGCTCATCACCCAGGGATTGCCCGGCGCGGCCGATGGAAAGTCTATCACGGCGACGGTGTTTTTCCAGCGGTCGATCGGGGTTGGTAACGGCGGCGTGGCCGGTGATCCCGATTTCCGCGAGTGGCAAGCTGTTGACAGCTTGATTGTTATGAACACGGGCTACGCTTGTCCGGAGGCCGTGGCGAAGACAATACAGCTGCGCAACCTCATCACCAAGGGCCTCAACATTACCGGAGGCTCGTGGGGCCGCAGTACCACACTCAACAATATCATGGTGGGCCTCTCGTCGGAGTGGATACAGCCCGCCGAAGGTGCCACATATACACTCAACGGCACACTATACGACAGTAACAACAATCCTATCGGGTCGCTAAGCGGCAGCTACGCATATCATCCAGATCTTATGCTCCTGCTGAGCTTTGACGTCAAGCCGTCGTTGTTGCTGATACCCGAGACCGAGGTGTTTACGCTCCGCTGGACAGTCACATCGTCGCTGCGTCCGGCATCGCCCTGCAACAGCGGCACTACAACACTTGCATTTCGCAGCAGCTCAATAGTATCGTAACCATTATATTAACCAATAAATACTTACAATTATGTCAAAACTTACACTCACTCAGGCGGTCAGCAAGACCGATTATTTCTCAAACTCCGGCATCGCAAACCGTCACTACGACGTCAAGGCGCGTGTAACCGTGGGCGATGGCGAGCTCAAGGAGATTGCCGAGGGGGTCGTTAACCTCAAGGGCGGCGACGTGGCTGTGGCCTCGTTTACAAAGCCCCAGCAGTATTCGGGCAATGCGCCCACAATCACCTTCCCGGGCAATCCCGCAACCTCAGTGATGCGCGACGCCATGAGCGATATCGCCGACTACATCGACGCCGTGGAGGAGATGGTAGCCGCCGAAAATGTAACCGAGTAATTACCAACAAAAAAACAATCAACATGAGACAGATTAAGAAAAAGGATATATCAGCACTGCACGCTATCCTCAAAGGGGCCAAAATGACAAAGGGCGACACCGCCGGTAAACTCGCTCTGGTAAAGGCTATCATCGCCACCAAGGCCGAGGCCGAAAAGCATGACAACTTTACCCAGACAACCGCCGAGAAAATGCAGCCGGAGGACTTTAAGGAGATGCAGGCAAAAGCGCAGGAGGTTCAGGGCAAACCGGTCGAGGAGGTGCTGAAGCTCCAAAAATACTTTAACGATTACAACCAGTCTGTGTCCGACGCCATCAAGGCCGAGGAGGACAAGCGCGTGGGCGTGGACCTGGAGCCGTGGAGCGAAGAGCAGTTTTCGGCGCTGCTGGAGTCCAACGACTTTAACGGCGCGCAGATGCTCCTGCTGCATCAGACGCTCCGCAATGAGGATAAAAAGGTAAAGGCGTGAGGCTATGACCGTGGATTACACACATGAGCCTATACGCGCTCTGCTGACGGCGGTCTTAGCCATAGTGGCTGAGTTTTACGCCCATCTGGCGCCGTGGCTGCTGCTGGGTCTGGTGCTCTGCCTCTGCGACCTGCGTTTCGGCATCAAGGCCGCACGCAAGCGCGGGGAGGTGATACGCACCAGCCGCATGTGGCGCCGCACCATCAACAAGATGATAGATTACCTATGCTGGGTGACAGTGGCCGAGGTGCTGAGCCGCACGTTTGCCCCCACTCTCGGCGCTCCGGTGGTGTCAATGGCCGTGTTGTTCGTGGTCTACGGCATAGAGCTGTCGAGCTGCATCAATAATTATTTTGAGTACAAGGGCGTCCGCAAACGCTTCAATTTCTGGCGACTGATAAAGCGGCCGGAGATAGAGGCGGCTCTGGAGGATGTGCCCGAGGATGACGAGGAGTAATCTAAACCAATCATTAAACGATGAAACACTTTACATTTCAGGAGTTTGAGCGGTCCGAAAAGGCCTATCAGCTCGCAATAGACAACACCATGCCGGAGGAGGCAAAAAAGAATGTGGCCGCGCTGGTCGACACGGTGCTCGACCAGCTCAGAGAGGCGTGGGGCGGCCCCGTCACGGTCACCAGCGGCTACCGGTGTCCGGAGCTTAACCGCAACACCAAAGGCGCGTCAAAGACATCGCAGCACATGACAGGCGAGGCCGCCGACATTTCTGTGGGCAACCCTGTAGACAACCGGCGCCTCGCCCAAAAGCTGCTCGACCTCAAGCTGCCGTTTGATCAGCTCATCAATGAGCATGATTGGGCGTGGGTGCATGTGAGCTACCGCCATGGCAATAACCGCCATGAGATGTTAAAGACCGTGCCCGGAGGGTATGTTAAAATCAATGCAGTATGAGACAGATTAAAGATACACTCATATCGCTCTGCTACGCCGTGGTACTGATTGCCGCGGTGTCGTTTGCCATGTGCGGGGTGGCCCGGTGCTCTCGCCCGCATAGCCCGGCACCTATGCCTGTGGGAGACACCGTGCGTGTGACGGTCTACGACACCCTTACGGTCGTGCAGCCTGCTCCGGCTGAGGTGGCACAGCTGCCTGCAGCGGTCAAGAGATTGCCCCGGTGGACACAACGTGTAGATAAAAACACACAGGGAGACAGTGCGTTAACAGCCGCTGTCCAAATAAGCAGTATTAAACCTGCTTATCCGGACACCGTGGCTGACAGTGTGGCCGTCATAGTCCCCATGGAGCGTAAGACGTACACCGACAGCTCGACATACCGCGCCGTTATCTCCGGGGCGTGGGCCTCACTGGATACCATGGAGGTCTACCCCCGCAGAGAGATAGTGACGATAAAGCAGCCTCCCGACCGCCGCCGGTGGGGTGTGTCGCTCACCGCCGGTTACGGCTGGGCGGGCAAATGGACGCCTTTTGTGGGCGTGGGTGTCAGTTATAACCTTTTTAGATTTTAAGGAGTATGGATAAGGATATGATCAAAGTAGATATAATCTTCAAGGGGCCGGTTGCTACGACCTCTTACGTCTCATGCGATGCGGAGGCGATTATTAGCTATAACGTCCCCTCTTTTGACGAGGGTGTGTTCCCCGACCGTATATACCACGACGGCCGGGTATTTGATTGCCGGAGTGCAATCATTGTTTCAGCACCAAACGGCAACGGCACAATTAATATCGGGTCGATGTTTGCACCTCGCGGCAAGGTGGTGCTTGTCTGCGGATCCGTCGGCATTTTGGCCGCAACACGTCCTCACTACTCCGAGGGCAATGTGTCGAGCACCGGAGTAACGCCACAGCAGCCATACGAGCCGCCGAAGACACAGCTCTACGGCCACACGTTCGATGGCACCGGCGACACCTCAGATTAAGTTTGTCAGCTTTTAGTTAGTTTTAGTTGGTTATCATGAGAGCAGCGGCCGGCCCGGGATGGGTCAGCCGCTGTTGCTGTTAATAGACCTTACGCCCGCAAACGGGGCATATTATGTATGTCTGACAATCGTCATCATCACGGCAATCATCCTCAGCAAAGATAATCTCACAGCCACAATGCGCGCAGCGGGTGGTGCATCTTGCGGCGGAGAGTTTTGCAGCTTTGGTTGTGATGGTGCCCATGGCTACTCGTGCAGGTCAAGGGTGAGGCCGAGCGCTGTAGCGAGCGCCGTAATGGTGTCAAGGGTGGCATTGAGCCTGCCGGCCTCTATGCGGCTTATCTGATTTTTGTCTATACCGGACATATCAGAGAGCGCCCTCAGGGATAGGCCGCGGGACTCTCTGGCCTCGTTGATGATCCGGCCCACTCTTTTGCGCACAGCGCGCTTTGGGTTAGGCTCCTCAGGGACGATGGGAGCGAGCCTCGGCAGGCCGTTAAGCATTATGCCCTCCGTCTCGGTGTCGTCTACGCGCCATATTATTTTGTCTATATCCTCGGGGGCTGTCGGCACCCAGCTCTGCCAGTCGCAGGGGGTAAACAGCCAGTCCTGGCCTGCATAGTGCACAAACGGCACGGTCAGAGTCTCATCAGGGTATTGCAGCCGAGCGACAATAAAAGTAGCGGTGTCGGCGCAATCATACTCGCTGATTATCTCTACTGATTTAAGAGGCTCCTCAAAGTCGAGGAGGTCTCTGAGCTCTTGGTTTGTCATTACTGGCGATGTTGCGTTAACAATTATTTTTGGCGACCTCTACAGCATCGCCAAACTCGTTGAGTATCTGATTGACCTTATCAAGGCGCTGCTCATGCACGAGCCTGCGCCGGATGTCGGTGGTTTTGGCGGCGTCTTTAATTACCTGCTCGGTGGTCTCAAACGCTTCGGCGACTTTGGCCTCGCCGGTTAATTCATGTATATACTGGCCTAATACGTAGCACTGCAATGCGGTTATCTTGAGAGTCTGTGTCATAATAATTGACTTAACCGTGATGTCGAGGGCTTTATGGCTATTAATGATGATTATGCAAATGCGCGACGGTGGTCGATAAAAAAGGCTGCGTTCTGAGTGGTGAGGGCGTGCAACAGCAGCATAAAATAATTATCTACGTACTTGTAGCAGTCCGAGCTTTCGATGGCCTCTTTTTCTGCGCTGTATTTTTTGAGCAGTATGTCTTTAACCTCGTCGAGGGTTTTGCCTTTGGACTCAAAATATTCTCTGGCTATGTCAATCCAGCGCTGACGTATCGAGATCGCCCATTTAATCTGCTTCTCGCTGCCGGTCAGGGCGGGCAGAGCGTCGATGTTTTTAAGGGCGTTGTTATATTCTTCTTCGCGTTTTTCGGCCGCCAGTTTGCGCTGGCACTCGGGGCAAAGTTTGTGCTCTCTGCACCAGTCAATGTATCTGTAACGCTCGTCGATTTTGCCAAAAAGCTGTTTGTCCTCTGAGTGACCGCAAGAGTAAGTAATGGTGTAACGTGCCATGATGTTGTTGCCGACTTTAGGCCGCTGGCGCCGCGGTGTTGATGATTACGCTGCAAATATAAGGGCATTTTATTTTGTATGCAAATAATCATACAAAAATTTTTGGGTAGGGGGTCATTTTTTTATGGGCGAGGTCGTTCAAACCGCGCTCTCACCCCCTTTCCGCAAAATGAAAATTTTCAAATTTGAATTTTGGCCCTCCCCGGGTCACTTTTTGCCATACAGCACCCAGTCGAGCACGCGCCGGTTTGCCTGGTCCACTTTTGCCTGATCAAAGTCAATGTAAATATCGGTGACGGTGTTGCCTCCATGCCCCAAAGCATGGGCGATGGTGTCTCGCGGAATGTCGAGACCGGCCGCAATCGTCGCCCATGAGTGCCGCGCCCAGTATGAGCTCAGGCCAGGGAGTTTAAGGGAGTCACCGATCTCTCTGAGGGCAATGGAGAGCCGGTTATAGTACATACGATAATTTTTAAGGCCGTCGGCAAAGTTTAGCAGCAAAGAGTCTCCTCTATAGCGCTTGATGATCTCTTCGGCTTCCGGCTCAACCTTTATGGAGTAAAGCCGGTGTGTTTTTGCTCGGGAAAACTCTATGCGGTCTCCGATAAGATCGCCACGGAGCAGAGAGCACAAATCAATGGTATTAATGCCAAGCAGCATAAACGATAAAAGAAAGAAATCACGGTGCCGGTGTTGCCATTCGGGGAGCTCCGCATTAATCAGTGTGCGGAGCTGATCCACGCTCAGAGCTCTTTTGCGCGTCGCCTCGTTACGGATCTTGAAGCGCCTGAAGGGGTAGGCCTCGGTCAGTCCCTCATCGATGGCGTAGTTAAATATAGCCCTGATGTTTCGGAGATGTATGGCGCGGGCATTTGCCGACGGACTGGTTTTAGCCAGGAACGCCTCGAAATCGTGGAGCCATGCGAGGGTGATGTCGGAAAATTTTAAGAAAGCGGCGTCTTTACGATATTTCAGGATTGCCGTCTGAGTGCTCAGGTAGATATCGCGGGTGCGCTCCGCCATGGGGCGGTTGGTGTATCGCCGGAGTGCTGCTAAAAAATTATCTTTTTTATCCTCCGGAGTCTCACCCTTAAGGAGTGGTAGCAGTTCGGAAGGCGTAATATCTGACCGCGAGGCCTCGATTTCATACGCTCTGACGCGTGCGGCTACAATCCGTGCGTTGATAAGTTGGTTTATCTGCTTTGCGCCGATTGCGCGTGGCTTTAATAGCCCGGTAGCTTTATCCCAGTCTGCTGCTGAGATCCGGATGCCGGTGTTAAGTTTGGCAAGCTGTCCTTTTTTGCGGATGGCTATAACAACCTGAGTGGTTCCGTCGGCCATAATCCTATCAGGCCTGATCATCGATGTAAAGTAAAACATAGTTTAGCGTTTTTTGCCGTTACCTGGACTCAAAGTGGGTACGTAGATGGGTACGCGAGTGGCGGGTTTTGGCGGGTTTTGGTTGTAAAATTTGTTAAAATTATTGCGGATAAAGGCCTACCAAACGTAAAAAAGCTGATTGATAGGCGATATTATATTACTATCAATCAGCTTGTTTGCTGCGGAGTGACCGAGATTCGAACTCGGGAATCGGTTTTGCCGATTACACGCTTTCCAGGCGT